TCGTTTTCTGCCATGTCAATTACACGTACTTCGTTCAAGTCACTCATTAAACCAGTTGCAAAATACAAGTTAGAAGTTTGAGCAAGTAAAGCTGTGTTAGTTGCAAGACCTGGAGCCAAGAATACTTTAACACCGTCAAAATAAAGGTCGTTTAATGTTTGGTTAGTTCCTTTGTTATCGTAACCGTTAGCACCTACACCGTTAGCAGCAAAACCACCCAATGCACGAACGTAAGCTCTATAGATGTTAGAAGAAACATACAATTTCAAATCTTCTTTTCCGTACAATGCAGCAGGCAAAGCGTCAATGATAGAACCTAATTCAGCAACTACGTTAGAAGCGTCTACAGTTGTACCTGCGATTTTTTGACCTGCAGGCAAAGAAGCGTCAACGTCTAATTGTCTCATAATTCCAGAAAACTCACCAGCAGAAGCGTTGTTACCGTCCCAAATAACTAATTCCATTTGTTGAGCAACTTTCTCAGCAGCGTGTGCAATTAAGAAATCTGCGAATGATTTTGGCAATACGTCGAATGCAGAATAACCCATTTGAATCGCATCCCAGTCAGAACGGAAGTCAGTCTTACAAAGTTGTAAGTTAACTTGGAAAGTTTCAGGCTGAAGGATTCTTTCAGTCAAAGTAACTGTAGAAGTTGGGTCGAAATCACAAGTTCCGTTTTTAATAATTCCGTCAGTAGCTACCTTTTTGATAACTTGTTTGTACTTAACGTTAGGCATGATAGTAATTCCGCCTTTTTCTAATGTTGGACAGCTCAATAATGCTGCCGCGATGTACTTACCTGCGAATTCACCAGCGTAAGTTGTACTAATACTTGTTGTTGTTGCCATTTTTTTTATTTAAAAATTTATATATTACTTATTTATTTTTTCTAAAACTGTGTCCATGATTGAACGAGGTCTTTTAGAAGCAAGTCTCACTCTTTCAACTGGGTTCGTGTTTTCAGGATTGAATGAAATAGGCTTCGGCTCTTCTTTAACTTCGCTTAGTTCTACTTCTTTAGTTTTCAATGCGCTTAACTCAGCTTTCAAAGTTTCGTTTTCAGTTTTTAAAGCTTCGATTTCTGAGAAGAAAGACTCTTTAACTACGCTTTCAATAGTTTTCTTTGGCGCAGGTGCTGTTGTTTCGTTAGCTTCTACTTCTACCTCTACTGTTGGTTCTTCTTCCATTGCTGGTTCTTCTTCCATTTTCTCTTTAACTTCTTTAACGATACCTTCAACCTCTACGACTAAGATACGTCCGTCTTCCATTTCGTATTCGCCAACTGGAACTGGGATTTTTTGATCGTCTTCCGTAACTACGAAAACTTCCATTTCAGGCTCGAATGCGTCAGCTTCTAAAACTGTTACACCATCCATTAATTTCATTCGTTCAAGTTTCACTTCCATTCCTAAAAGAACTCGAACTTTGTTTAAGATTTGATTTGTATTCATTTTTCGTGTTTATTTATTTTATTATCTATATTTTGCTAATGTTTTTGTTAAATCTTCAAATGCTTGTTGTTTATCTCTTGCTATATTTTTCATTGTAGTATTATAATTTGGGATTGAATCAACACTAACTCCTATTTCTTTTGCTTTTTTAGCTATATCAACACCTTCTTTTGCTACAATTTCAATTTGATCAATAAATATTCTATATTCGTTTTTAGCTTCTGAAATTAAAGAGCTTGCCTTCATCATATGTTTTTTAAATAACTCACTATATTTATTTTGCAAATCTTCTACGGTAGCTAACTCAACTTCGTGTTTTGCTAACTCTACCTTTTCAGTAAATAGCTTGCTGTAAATTGTTTTTCTCGTGTTCATATTTCTTAAACGTTTTAAATTATTATTCTGTTACTTTTTTATCCGTTTTGACGTATTGTCGTTCTTACTCCGTTGTTTTCCGTTTGCGTTACTTGTTGAGGTGGTACACTCGCTGTTTTGCCTATTCCTTGAGCGTGTAAAGTTCCGTCACAACATTTTTTTGAGTAAGTGTTGTCCTCACATAAGCAACCACGTCTGCCGCCTTTTGGGCTTGCTTTGCTAACTGTTCTTTCTGCCATTTTAGTTTATTTAATATCCTTAACGTCTTGTAATAATCTTTTAGCAATAACAAAAGTATTATATCCATTTTGAGAAGCATCGTCAAAATTTTTAGGTGCTACCATACCTAAATCATTAATTTGTTTTTCGATTTTTATTAATTTATCTTGTATTTTTCCGTAAGAATTTATAGTTTTATCAGCTTTTGCTCTTATTTCTGTTACCGCATTACTATATTTTGCTTTTGCATTTAATAATTCATCCATTAATATAGTTATTTCCTTTGAAACATCTTCAATGGCTCCCAATTCAACATTCATTCCTAACTTAACCTCGTTTGCGTTTTGCTCCATTTTAGCAATCTTCTTAAAAATGTCGTTTAACTTGTTCATTTTAGTAATTCTTTTAGTTTATTAATTATTTCTTGTTTTTCGTTTTTTTCTTGGCTCATTTCGTATCTATCAGCAAAGTACCCTTCTATTGAAAAGCCTTTTACCTTACCTGCTTTAACATCGTTCCAAACGTCCTCGTTGTTTACTTTCATTGAAATCATCCAAGTTCCCTTAGGTAAGCTAAAACCATACTTTGCGCTTTTGTCTTGTTTCTCGTCTTCAATGATCCAACTTTCTACAACACTTAAACCGCTTAATTTTGTTTCGTGTTCATAGGTAGCGTTATTTTGATTGGAACGCATTAAGAACAACTCAGAAGCCTTTTTAACTGTGTCCTCGCTGAAATATATGTAGTAAGGTTTTCCGTCTTTATCAGCCCTTAGAATTTGTTTGTTAGGAACTAAGGCAGCACCCATTAAAATTTTCTTTTCAGCGTCAATCTCTTTTAGTTCTATTTCGTGTTTTGAAAGGGCTATAAAGTTTTCTTCGATCGCTGGAGAATGAACCACACTAACCGCATGGATTCCTGTTTGAATATCGTTATCGTCTATGATTAACTCGATTATTTTCTTATCCATAATTTTTAAACGTTATAATGTTGCGTTTTGTAACCTATTTCTCTCAAGGCTTAACCCGTTTGCAACGTCGCCACTTACTACATACGCCCTTGTTGGTTGCTGTTGGATTTGTGCTAATTGATTAACGCCTGAACTTCCTATAACATTAAAGTTAGGTGCTACCATTCCACCACCGCCACCACCTGCAGGAGCAGAACCACCACCACCCGAAGAACCACCGCCCTCGAATTTTTGAGAAGCTATTTTTGCTACGTTTACTAAGCCAGCTGCGATGGCGATACCCGCTGCAATACTTGCTCTAATCGGTGACGTTGGGTCTCCAGGAACTAACTGAGAAGCATAGGCACTTGTAGCACTTTTATAAGTGTCAATGGTTGCGTTCGCTATTTGTGCTGCCTTGTTAATTTGGAATGCTTTTTTAGCTGCCTTTTCGTTTTTCTTCCCGAATAATTCAGTAAGGTTTGAAATAGTGCTTAATGTCGATTGAGCTGCTTCAATTGCAAAATCTTTATTTCGTTTTTTACGTGCGTTATCTGCTTCCTCTTGTGCTTTTAGTTTGTCTAAATATTCTTTATTAGCATTTAATTTAATTTCGTTTTGCGCTCTTTGGTCTTCCGTTTCTTTTTGACCTTGTAAAATACGGGCATTTGAAGCGTCTAAAACTGATTTGGTTTTTAAGCTTTCAATATTTGAATATTTCTCTTGATGTTCTTTTTGTTTACGTTCCTCTTCGCTTAATGCGTCCTCTCGTGTTTTCTTAGCATCGGCAACGGCTTTTTTATCCATTTCCCTTACTGAAAGTTGAAATCCTGCCTTTTGGTTTTCTAAGTCCTTAATGCTTTTTTCAATTTCTTTTCGTGTTTCCTCATTTTCTTTTTTAAGGGCTGGAACATCAAAGATTGAACCTGCAATAAACCCACTAAATTGGCTTTGCATATCTTCCATTGTTTTCCCTAAATCAAAACTAATTAACTTACCTAAGCCCAACGCCTCAGAAACTTTGTTAGCTCCTTTAATAGCCATATCAATAGGCATTAACATTAACTTAGGTAGGAATAACGCAGCGTCTAAAGTAAAGTCGACTATCTTTTTAGTCATGTTGTAATTTTGAATCGCTGCGGCTTCTTCTGCTTTGCTTGTTTTTAGTACGTTTTCAAGTTCTATTTTTCCAAGTGCTATAGCGGCGTCAACCTTTTTTATTTTAATATTTAAAATTTCACGTTCGCTTTTTCCTTGCAACTTTAAAACATTGTCCTGGGCATCTAACGTAGATAACTCAGCTTTTGACGTTTCAAAATTATCATGTGAAAGTTTGTTTAGATTTGCTTGTTCATCACTTACACCGCTAACAGCTTCTTTAATATCGTCCCAATACGCTACAACAGTACCTAACGCAACTAAAAACAAACCGATTCCCGTAGCTGCTAA